CGAGCGAAGAACAGTTTCGACAGGAGTACGGAAACGAAGCAATTGGATCTTCGAATACTCTAATCTCCTCAAATGCTCTTCTTGGTTTAAAGAACGAGAATCCTCAACAAGTCTATCAGGATACAAAGATTTATCGCAAGGTAAAAGAAGGTCATCACTATTTGATGATGGTCGATGTTTCAAAAGGAAGAGGACAAGACTACTCGACTTTTAATGTGATTGATATCACCAATGGAGAGTTTGAGCAGGTTGCGACATATCGTGACAATATGATCTCTCCTTTGATCTTTCCGGATATCATTATTAAGATCGCAAAGATGTATAACGAAGCGATGATTCTCATTGAGAATAATGATGCAGGCCAAGTTGTTTGTAATACAGTCTACTATGAATACGAATATGAGAACACCTTTGTAGAATCATCGATCAAACGAGGTGGTATTGGTGTTACAATGACGAAGAGAGTCAAACGAATTGGATGCTCAAACCTCAAAGACTTGATCGAATTGAATAAGTTAAAAATTCATGATGGTGAAACCATTCGCGAACTTGCGTCATTTGAAGTCAAAGGATCCAGTTTTCAGGCAGCTCAGGGAAATCATGATGATCTCGTAATGAATCTTGTTCTCTTTGCATGGTTTGTTTCTTCGGATGCCTTCGGAAACATCAGCGATATCAATCTCAAGGATGTCCTATTCAATCAAAAGATGCAAGAGATTGAGGATGATATTCCACCCTTTGGTGTGATTGATGACGGAACTTCTTATGGAAATACCGCATACGAGCAAATGATTGAAGCACAAAAGGCCTGGAAGTCTCTCTAAAACCTACTATTTATAAATAGTCTTATGAAAAACACCTTGTTATGCTTAATACTTATCATTCAATTCAAATAACTGAAAGGAAAAACGCATGGGATTTTTAGTATCACCTGGCGTCGATGTCAACGAGATTGACTTGACGAACGTGATCCCGGCAGTATCAACTTCGATAGGCGGTATCGTTGGTCACTTCAAATGGGGCCCCGTTGAAGAAGTTGTTAGTGTTGGATCCGAAAAAGAGTTGGTTGCCAATTTTGGTAAACCAGACAATAATACATACGGTCAGTGGTTTCAAGCTGCGGCCTTTTTACAATACGGAAACGCATTGAACGTCTATCGGTATGATGCTGGTGGATATAATGCAACGAACACCGGAAACAACGCTTTTGCAAGTCCGGAAACTGGTCTTAAAATTAAGAACTCAACTGATTATCAGATATCTGGTAAAGTAGTCGATGAGTCTCCTGATGGCAACGATACTTACTTTATCGCTAAGTATCCAGGCGCTCTCGGAAATTCTCTTCAAGTAGTTGTTGTAACTAATGAAAATCATAACAATTCACCTCTGAGTATAGCTCAGGCTGCAAATGATGCAGTTGAAACGCCCAGCACTGAGGCTGGTATTACAGATGAGTTTCATATTGTTGTTATCGATAGACTTGGTACTATTACCGGAACTGCTAATACCGTTTTAGAGGTTTTTAAAGATCTTACCGCAACGTCTGGAGATAAATTTGATGACGGAACTTCTCAATATTATAAAGATGTTTTAGAGGTTTCTTCACAATACATTTGGGCTGGAGCAGATACAATTGACATAACGGATTCTCCCATTATTGGTGATTTCAATCTATCCGGTGGTACTGATGATGATGGTACAGCACCAACTACTACGGAAATGTCCTCTGTATACACCGATGCCTTTGGAGATGCCGAAACGTTGGATGTAAATATTCTAATCGGGCCCACAGCCGCTGATTCTACTGCGGTAGGATATGCTGCTGCAAATGCAGTATTCGCTGTTGCGGCTTCTCGTAAGGATTGTGTTGCAGTTGCTTCTCCTCCTACTACGGGTACAAGTGGAACCGCACTTCAAGCACTTGCTTCGACTGCCGTAACAAACGCTAAAACTTGGGCAGATGGAATTACTTCAAGTTCTTATGGAATTCTTTCATCCACCGCAGTGTACGTTTACGACAAGTACAACGATGTCAATCGTTGGATTGGTTCGGCTGGTCACGTTGCAGGCCTTCTTGCTAACGTCGATGATGTCGCAGAACCTTGGTTCTCGCCTGCTGGATACAATCGTGGTCAATTGCGTGGAGTTGTAAAACTTGGTTATAATCCAACTTCCTCTCAACGCGATACACTCTATAAGGCTCGTGTCAATCCTCTTGTATCTTTCCCCGGCCAAGGAACTCTCCTTTTCGGTGATAAGACTGCACAGAGCAAACCAAGTGCCTTTGATCGTATCAACGTTCGCCGTTTGTTTATCGTATTGGAAAAAGCAATCTCTACTGCTTCCAAGTATCAGTTATTCGAATTGAATGACGAGTTCACACGAGCAATGTTCCGCAATATGACAGAACCTTTCCTACGGGATGTTAAGGGTCGTCGTGGTATTACGGACTTCCTCGTTGTTTGTGACGAAACAAACAATACCGCAGAAGTGATTGATTCGAATCGTTTCGTGGCTGATATTTACATCAAGCCCGCTCGTTCGATCAACTTCATCACACTTAACTTTATCGCCACTCGTACTGGTGTTGAGTTTTCTGAGATTGCTGGACAACAGTAATATAAATAGTTAAAGGAAAGGAAAACTATCATGGCACTAGGAGTAGACGATTTTAAATCAAAACTTATTGGAGGAGGCGCTCGTCCTAATCTGTTCAAGGCAACTGTCAACTTTCCGGCATACGCTGGAGGTGACAGTGAATTGACACAGTTCTTGGTCAAGGGTGCTCAGTTACCCGCCAGCGTTATCGCACAAATCGACGTTCCCTTTCGGGGGCGTCAGTTGAAGATTGCCGGAGATCGCACGTTTGAAAACTGGACAATTACGGTTCTTAATGACGCCGTAATGAGTGTTCGGAATTCGTTTGAACGTTGGATGAACGGTATGAACGAGCATAACGCTAATCTTGGATTGGTGAACCCAACTGACTATCAAGCAGATATGCTGATCGAGCAACTTGATAAGTCCGAAAACGTAACAAAACGATATCAGATTCGCGGAGCATTTCCTGTAAATGTTGCGGCGATTGATCTGAGTTACGATACGAATGATGCGATTGAAGAGTTCACTGTTGAACTTGCGTATCAGTATTGGGAATCATTGGGTGGTAATTGGGCCACTACTTCTTAATCAATAAGAAATTCAAACCTATTCGCCCCGTGAGTCTATTCTTGCGGGGCGAATAAATACATTTATGGAAATATTTGGCTACGAGATAAGTAAGAAGATTACACCGAAAGTAAAGAAAGAAATCATTTCACCGATTCCAAAACCGAGTGATGATGGTTCTGCGGCAACAACGGTTTTTTCTGGTGGTCTTTATGGTCAATATATTGATCTTGGAGATTCGGCAACGATCTCTGATCATGATCTTATTTTAAAGTATCGTGAAGTTGCTACACAACCCGAAGCGGATACCGCAATTACAGACATCGTTGATGGTGCGATTGCATCAGCTGACAAATCCTCTCCGGTAGATATTTCACTTGATGATCTAGATCAACCAGACAATATTAAGAAGCAGATTGTCGATGAGTTTAATAAAATTCTTACACTTTATCGATTCAATCATAACGGTCACGATCTTTTTCGTAACTGGTATATTGATGGTCGAGTCTATTTTCAGATCATCGTTGATAAAGAGAATCCAAAACGAGGAATCGTAGAACTTCGTTACATCGATCCCACAAAGATCAGTAAGGTTAAAGAAGTCAAAAGGGTGCAAGATCCCAAGACTCAAGTTGAGTATGAAAAAATAGTTGCGGAGTATTATCTTTACGCTGATGGTATTCTAACGAATACGGAAATTAAGGCTGGTCAAGGAATCAAGTTGGAGAAAGAATCGATCATTGCAGTCAACTCTGGTCTCTTTGATCCTTCTCGTATCAAGTCAATTGGTTATCTTCATAAGGCAATTAAGTTGATCAATCAGTTGCGATTCATGGAAGATTCTTTGGTTGTCTATCGTGTTTCTCGAGCTCCCGAAAGACGAATCTTCTATATTGATGTAGGTAACTTACCAAAGGGTAAAGCCGAAGAGTATGTTCAAAGCGTTGTTTCTCGTTATCGCAATAAACTAGTTTACAATGCAAGTACGGGTGAAATCACCGATGATCGTAAACACATGTCTATGCTCGAAGACTTCTATCTTCCTCGAAGAGAAGGTGGAAGAGGAACTGAAATCACTACATTGGGTGGTGGAGAGAATCTTGGACAAATCGAAGATGTGGTCTTCTTTCAAAGAAAACTTTACAAAGCTCTGAATGTTCCAATCTCTCGTCTTGAACAGGATAATGCATTCTCTCTTGGTCGAGCAACCGAAGTTTCACGAGATGAAGTCAAGTTTCAAAAGTTCATTGATAAACTTCGAAAGAAGTTCTCTCAAATCTTCATTGAAGCACTCAAAGTTCAACTGATTCTCAAAGGTATTATTGAACCAAAGGATTGGCCTCTTATTGAAGAGTCGATTAATATTGACTTTATTGAAGACAATTACTTTGCGGAACTGAAAGAGTTTGAGATTCTTCGCGAAAGACTTGAGATGCTTCAATTGGTTGAAGAACAGATTGGTCAATACTATTCTCGTGAATGGGTTCGACGTAATATTCTACACCAATCCGATGAAGACATTGAGACTATCAATAATCAGATCGAAAAAGAAAAAGATTCTGGTGATATTGAAGGCGAAGACGATATAGAAATCTAAAAATTTATAAATAGTAATTATGTCAGAAAAAATATTTAACGCACTTGTAAAGAATGATAAAGATGAAGCGTTGAATGCGTTTAAAGATGCAATTCAACAAAAACTTGATACCGCGATGGATGTTCGTCGTGTTGGATTGACTTCTCAAATTTTCAATGATGGAGATCCTGCTCCGGTAATGGAAGAAGATGTTCAGATCGATGAAGCAGTATCCGCAGACAAGTTTGTAAAAGGTGGAAGTGATAAGATCAAGCAATCCGAAGTTGATGATCTTCTTGGAAAGATCTATGATAATTCAAAACTCACAAAGTCTTTGATTGCAAATAAAGCGTACTCTGATGGAGAAAGTAATCCTAAGAAAAAGAATCCTCATCAAAAAGATACGATTGACTTTCATCTCTATCAACTAGGACAACAAGTAGAACTCTCACGAATGTAATGACAGAATACTGGAATAATCTTATTCATGAATCTAAAAAGGTTCTTCAAAAGGAAGACGGACACACCGACGTTGCGTCAGCTCTTAGTGGTGTTGCTGTTGCTCGTGAGGCTCTTCAGAATATGGAAGTAATTTTAAAGGGAATGAATCCCGAAGATGATCTACCTTCGTGGTGGACAAATCAAGTAGCCGTTTCGGTTGCACAACTGGACGACATGGCAGATATTCTTAAAAAGAAGGTATAAAAATGACAATCACACCATTAGCGGCGAAAGAAACGCCAAACTCCACAGCCTCAAATATATCTGAGGCATCACATGTTTATATCTGTAACACTGTAGCTACAGTTGGTCAAGTCACTCTCCAAACGAGTGGAGGCGCAACAATCGCAACATTCGATGTTCCGCCGTCTGGTCAAATTACTGTTAAGAAGAAGAACGCCGAAAAGATTCTTACTTCGGCCGCAACACTTACTTGTACCGCAATAGGTTACACAAATTAAGATGAAATTAATAACAGAAACACAGGATGTACAACTTGAGTACATCACCGAAGCCAATGAAAAAGGTGGCAAGGATGTTTTCATCGAAGGCGTCTTTATGCAAGCGGAAAAGGAAAACCGCAATAAAAGAATTTATCCAAAGTCGGTTCTGGAATCAGCAACCGATAAATATGTAAAGGAACAAGTTAAGACTGGTCGTGCCGTGGGTGAGTTGAATCACCCCGAAGGACCAGCGATTAACTTGGATAAAGTTTCACATCGTATTACCGAACTCAAATGGGAAGGTAATAACGTTGTTGGAAAGGCACTTATCTTGGATACACCAATGGGTAAGATCGTGAAAGGCCTCGTTGAAGGAGGTTGCAAGCTAGGTGTCTCAAGTCGTGGTATGGGAACTGTTGAATCAAGAGAAAACAAAACGTTCGTAAAGGATGATTATATTCTTTCGACGGTTGACATTGTTCAAGACCCCTCCGCCCCCGAAGCCTTTGTAAATGGCATCATGGAAGGAGTTGATTGGATCTTGGAGAATGGTATTCTAAAACCTCAACAAATTGAAGAATATGAGACTGAAATAAAGAAGGTGAATTCCTCTCAGATCGCTGAGGCACAGGAACGAATCTTCAGAGATTTCCTCTCCAAACTCTAAATTCAAAATAAGGTATAAACCCAATGTCTAAAGAAATACAGAACGAAGAAATCGTTGTCGAAGACGTACAGGAAGAAGATCTTGTAGAGAATCAGGAGCTTGTGCAGGATACACCTGAAGAAGTTGCTGAGGAATCTCAGGAATCCCTTTCTGATTCGGTACTCGACGTTCTTCTCGGTGAGGCTAAGAAGAAAAACGAAGCCGAAGACGAAGAAGAAGAAGACGAAGAAGAATCCGATGACGAAGAGTCTGACGATGACGAAGAGTCTGACGAAGACGAAGAAGAAATGGAAGAATCCGTTGAAGTAGACGAAGAAACCATTGAAGAGTCTTCTGAAGAAGTAGAAGAAACACTTGAAGAAGGTGTTCAAACAAAAGCAGGTATCCTTGCCGATGCTTTCTCTACTATCAAATCCATGAAGAAACATGATCTCGTTAAGGCATACGAAGCGATGCATGGAGATGATGAAGAGGAAGAGATGGAAGAAGGAATGCATGAAAAACCAAGTACAAAGGCAGAGATGATCAATGCCATGTACAAGGAAATGCAGGGAATGAAGAAGGATGAATTGATGGCTGCCTATGATGCCATTAAGGATTCGATGCATGGTGATGAAGACGAAGAAGAAATGGAAGAAGCATTTGCCGCAGACCTAAAGGTTCTTGCCGATGCAGATTCTAATCTTACCGAAGACTTCAAGGCCAAGGCATCTACTCTCTTCGAAGCTGCCGTTGCAAACAAAGTCGCTACGATCAAGGAAGAACTTGAGAATACATACGAAGAATCTTTGCAAGAAGAGATCGTATACATTCGCGAGTCTTTGATCGAAAAGATCGACAACTACCTCACATACGTAGTTGAAGATTGGATGAGTGAAAACCAAGAGTACGTTGACAACAAGTTGCGTACAGACATCGCCGAAAACTTCATGAAGAACCTCAAGGATCTATTCGTTGAGAGCTACATCGAAGTACCTGAAAGCAAGGTTGACTTGGTTGACAGTCTCAGCGAAGATGTTGAAGCAATTAAGAGTGAACTCCTTATCGTATGTGAAGAGCGCGATTCTTTCGCTTCTCAGATCGAAGAACTTCAACGTGAAAAGATCATCAGTGAAGCAACTTCTGATCTTACTTCTACACAATCTTCGAAGTTTGTCAAACTACTCGAAGGCATCGAATTCGTCGATGCTTCTAACTTCGAAACTAAGGTTTCGGTAATCAAGGAATCTTTCTTTAACGAGGAAGAGCCCACCCTAGAGTTGGAAGAAGAAGTTTCTTCTGACGAAACAGAAATTATCGTCGAAGGAGAAGGTAATCCTAATGCTGAGTTGTCATCGACAATGCAACGTTATATCTCTTCCCTAAGTCGTATTCAACAAAACAGCCACAAGTAATTCATTTACTTACAAACTATAAGGAAACACAAAAATGTTTAACGCAGAAAACGAACTCAAAAAATGGGCTCCTGTTCTCGATCATGCTGATGCACCCGAGTTCAAGGACAACTACCGCAAAGCCGTTACTGCCAAACTTCTTGAGAACACCGAGCGTGCTCTTAACGAAGAACGTGCAGCCAATGGAATGCTTAACGAAAATAACACGACCACAGGTTCGATCACAACATACGATCCCGTATTGATCTCCTTGGTTCGTCGCGCTATGCCGAATCTAATCGCATACGACGTTGCTGGTGTTCAACCGATGTCTGGTCCTACGGGCTTGATCTTCGCAATGAAGGCTCGCTACAACTCTGTTGACTCCCCTGGCGCTGGTAACGTAACAACTGACGATCCTGAAGCTCTCTTCGACGAAGCTGATACAGACTTCAGTGGAGCCGCATCTCCAGCACATGCTGGAACAGATCCCTATGCTAACACTCTCGATTCTCCACTCGGTACTTACACGACTGGTACAGGTCTTGGTACGGCAGCTGGTGAAGCTGGTACTCCTGCTGAACTCGGTTTCACAATCGAAAAGGCAACTGTAACCGCCAAGACACGTCAACTGAGGGCTGAGTACACGATGGAACTCGCTCAGGATCTGAAGGCAATCCACGGATTGGACGCAGAATCTGAGTTGGCTAACATCCTCTCTTCCGAAATCCTCGCTGAAATCAATCGCGAAGTTATCCGTTCGATCAACAGCACCGCCAAGACTGGTGGAGCAAACGTTGGTGATGATGGTCTTTTCGACTTGGTTGCTGACGCCGATGGACGCTGGGCAGTTGAAAAGTTCAAGAGCTTGATCTATCAGTTGGAAGTTGAAGCCAACAAGATCGCTCAGGAAACACGTCGCGGAAAGGGTAACTTTGTTATCTGCTCGAGCAACGTTGCTTCTGCCTTGGCTGCCGCTGGTCAACTTGACTACGCTCCTGCAATGAGCACCAACCTCAACGTTGACGACACCGGAAACACATTTGCTGGTGTTCTTAACGGTCGCATGAAGGTTTACGTCGATCCTTATGCAGGTGGCGACTACGCTACTGTTGGATTCCGTGGATCTAACCCATACGACGCTGGATTGTTCTACTGCCCATACGTTCCTCTCACGATGGTACGTGCAGTTGATGAAACGACCTTCCAACCGAAGATCGCTTTCAAGACTCGTTACGGTCTACAAGCCAATCCGTTTGTTACCACAAACGCTGGTATCGGTTCCGTTAACTCGAACCAATACTTCCGCAGCATTCGTGTTGGTAGCATCAACGTAGGTAGCTAATCTAATTAGTTCATAACCTTTTGAAGGGTCTCCGTTTGGAGGCCCTTCTTTTTTTATAAATACAAACATGGCGAAACTTACAACAAATTTCAATTTTCTTTCACCGACTGGCTTTCGTCTTACGATCAATAGGAATCGATTTGCGAATGTTGAGTATTTCATTACGGGTTTTACGATTCCATCAGTGACTATGGGTGAATCTGCTCAAGGATTTAGAGGTCATACCGCATTTCAAACGGGTGATACTATTGGATACGATTCTCTTTCTCTTCGTTTTGCAATCGATGAAGACATGAAGAACTATACCGAAATCTTTGATTGGATGGTCAATAATCGCGAAGTTGGTTTGGATTTTTCAGACATGATTCTCACTGTTCTATCCAATCACAATAACGGAAACAAAGAGTTTCAGTTTCAAGACGCTTTTCCAACTTCTTTAAGTGGTGTTGAATTCACCACACAAGCAACAGATGTAGAATACTTACAAGCCGACGTTACATTTAGATACAGCGAATTTCGTATTATAAAGTAATAAATAGTTTTATATGATGACACTTGATGAAATCCTTGTGATGTGGAAGAAGGACTCGCAAATCGATACAGTATGTTTAGACGAGGCAAGTAAAGAGAACTCAAAGAATCACGCAAAGTATCTGGAGTTGCATAGTATTATTAAGTTGCAACTCAAAAAGAAGGAGATGGCTCAAAAGGTTTTATTGCGTGATAAATGGTTACACTTCTCCGGAAAACTTCCAAAGGAAAAGATCGACGAATATGGTTGGTCGTATGATCCTTTTGATGGAATGAAGGTGATGAAGTCAGACTTTCACTATTTCTTTGAATCCGATGAGGATCTACAGAAGAGTGAAGAAAGGATTGCCTATCTTAAAACCGTAGAGGAAACTCTGCGAGAGATTGTTGACAACATTAAGTGGAAACACCAATCCATTAAAAATGTTCTAGAATTCCAGAAATTCACGAGCGGTATGTGATGATAAAGGTCTCAAAGGAGAACGAAGCGAAGTTGATCATCGAGTGTGAAGACAGCGGAATACTTCGCGAATTATATGAGTATTACACATTCTATGCGGATGGATATAAATTCATGCCCGCGTATCGTAATAAGTTTTGGGATGGAAAGATACGACTCTTCGATCTTCGAACACAGCAACTTCCCTACGGTCTTCTCACTCAAACATTAGACTTCGCAACAGAACGAAGATATGATATCAACGTTGACGAATCCATAAGGTTTTCATGGCCGAAAAAAGATGATCTCAAAAAATACATCGAAGAATCTCATATTTCTATCAATGGCAAGTCTATTAATCCTCGGGATTATCAGTTGGATGCCTTCATCCACGCTGCTCGTCATAAAAGATGTATTCTTCTATCTCCGACAGGATCTGGAAAATCTCTTATCATATATCTTTTGGTGCGTTATTTTCTCGACAATTCCAATAAGGGATTGATCTCATTGATCGTTGTTCCGACTACATCTTTAGTAGCTCAGATGTCAAAGGACTTTGCGAACTACTCCGCTCTTGATGATACCTTTGATGCCGAAGCGGAGATACATCAAATCTATTCCGGAAAGGAGAAGTTCAACTTTGATGCATCGGTTGTAATTACTACATGGCAAAGCGCAATCAAACTACCTGCTCAATGGTTCTTTCAGTATGGCATGGTGATAGGTGATGAAGCCCATACATTTAAAGCAAAGAGTTTGACTACGATCATGAATCGTTTGGTTAATGCGGATTATCGGATTGGTACTACCGGAACATTGGACAATGCAATGGTAAATCAATTAGTTTTAGAAGGTAATTTCGGGCCACAATACAAAGTCACAACCACAAAGGAACTCATCGATTCAGATACTCTTGCTCAATTAAGTATCAAATGTTTGGTTCTAAAGTATTCGGATGAGTCACGAAAGATCGTAAAATCTTTCAAATATCAGGATGAGATTGACTACATTGTATCCTACGAGAAGAGAAATAAGTTCATTGTCAATCTTACATGTGATCAAAGGGGTAATTCTTTGGTTCTTTACAATCTCGTACAGAAACATGGCAAACCTCTTTATGAACTCTTTCAGAATAAGGTAGAGGGTAAGAGAAAGGTGTTCTTTGTATCGGGTGCAGTCAATGCCGAGGAAAGAGAACGCATTCGAGAGATTACCGAGAAAGAAAAGAACGCAATCATAGTCGCATCTGTTGGTACGTTTTCCACAGGTATAAATATAGTTAACTTGAACAACATAGTGTTTGCATCACCAACAAAGTCTCAAATAAGAGTTCTTCAATCCATAGGTAGAGGATTGAGAAAAACTGCCGATGGAAAACCAACTACTGTTTTTGATATAGCTGATGATCTTTCTTGGAAAAGTAAAAAGAACTATACTTTGAATCACGCTATAGAACGCATAAAAATTTATGCAAAGGAAAAGTTTCAAACAAAAACATACGAGGTGCCAATATGAACGTTGAATGGAAGGCAATCTTTGATGCTCTAATGGAAGGAGCAGACGATATAAAGATCTATTCTTATCGGTTGAATGATGGAAGTTACATCATGGCTGAGGAGTTAGAGTACGATCCTTACTTTAATGTTCTCTTTCTTGATCTTCCGGTCTTGATCAATGTGAAGAGAAATGGATCGATTGCATTAGTCAAATGGATGTTTCAATCTGAATATGAAGAAGAGAATCTTCCACCTCAGCCCATAGAACTTCAATGCAATAAGATCATAGCAAAGACAGAGGCTCCGATCACACTAAAGAGAGATTACCTTAAATTTAATTTCTTGGATAAATTGCATGGATCATTGGATAGAGATGAGTTTGAATCTATGGTAAATGAAATACAATCATATAACCTTGATAATCCAAATTCATCTAATACTTCATATGATCCATTGATTGATATGTATAATAAGAGATTGAAATATCCGGATAAAAATTGAAGGATTTCTGATTATTATACCATTCTATTTAATAGTTGTAAATAAAAAAATTTTAGTATTTACAAATTATATTATTTTTGTTATATTACTGATATGAAAGCTAAAGATAAGCCACATTATGTGAATAATAAAGAATTTTCTCAAGCGGTAGTCGACTATGTGAATCAAGTAACTGAAGCGAGAGAAAAGAATAATGATGATCCTAAGATTCCGGAATACATCGGAAGTTGTTTTCTGAAGATCGCAGAAGGACTATCACGTAAACCAAACTTTGTTGGTTATACGTATCGTGAAGAAATGGTGATGGATGGTGTTGAAAATTGCATCAAGGCCATTATGAATTATGATGTTGAGAAGGCAACACGAACTGGATTGCCCAACGCATTTGCATATTTCACCCAGATCATTTGGTACGCTTTTCTTCGAAGAATACAAAGGGAAAAGAAGTATCAGGACATCAAAGAAAAGTATATGGATCACGCAGATGCCAACGAATTCGCGGATTTTGATAATGTGATCAATGCCGGTAGCATTATTGATCGAGTTCGTTTAAAAGCACAACAGATTCGCCAAAGGGATAATGAAATAAAAGTACTCGCGAAAAAAGAAAAAAAGAAAAAGAGCGCGAAGAAAAAGTTGTCTTATAAGTCTGGTCTTGAACTTTTCTATTCATAATGGGTAAAATCGCGATTCTTAATGATACGCACATTGGAGTGCGTAATGGTTCTGACATATTCATGGACTACATGGATAAGTTCTTCGAAGAAGTTTTCTTTCCTTATTGTGAGAAGAATGGAATCAAACGGATACTCCACTTAGGTGATTACTTTGATCATCGAAAGTTTATCAACATCAAGGTTCTGAATAGAAACTATAAGTCGTTCATATCTCAATTAGAGAAATATGATATGACAATGGATATCATTCCGGGCAACCACGATGTTTATTATAAAAATACCAATCGAGTCAATGCGCTCGAAGAAATTCTGGGTAGCTACGATAGAATTAATATCCACATGCAACCAATTGATGTCGAGTTTGATGATCTTAAGATTGGTATGTTACCATGGATATCCACGGATAATTACGATGAATGCATGGATTTCATTCAAAATTCAAAGTCTCCTTTCATCGCCTCTCACTTAGAGTTAAATGGATTTAAGATGATGAAGGGCGGAGCGATCGCTTCTCATGGGATGGATCCAAAACTTTTTTCAAGATACGAGATGGTTCTTTCTGGTCATTATCATACGAAAAGTACGCGTGATAACATTTATTATCTTGGTACACAATATGAACTTACATGGTCTGACGCCGGCGATCCAAAGTACTTTCACGTTCTTAACACAACAACGAGAGAATTGGTACCAATTGAAAATAAGAATTTACTTTTTCGTAGAATAAGATATAATGATACTCAAGATTTGCCTCAGATAACAAAGAAAGATATCGAAGGTACATTTGTAAAAGTAGTAGTTGTAAAAAAGAAAGATCTATACCAATTTGATCAATTCATTGATAGAATACAATCATACAATCCATTTGATATTAAGATCGTTGAAACGTTTGATGAGTACGCCGGCGAAAATGTCAATAATGAAAAGATATCTACCGTTGATACACCAACACTTTTGAATACTTATGTCGACTCAATTGAAACAGATTTGGATACAGAAAAACTAAAGAATCTACTTTACGAACTTTATGTTGAAGCAAAAGATCTTGAAGCTATATGATTATATTTAAGTCTCTTACATATCAAAACTTTCTATCAACCGGTAATACTCCAACACGAATAGATCTCGATCGTAGTTCCGCAACGTTGGTTGTTGGAGCAAATGGTGCCGGTAAATCAACTATGTTGGATGCGCTTTCCTTCGTTCTTTTTGGAAAGGCTCATCGAAATATTAATAAACCACAGTTGATCAATAGCATCAATAATAAAAAGATGCTCGTAACCTGTGAGTTTACGATTGGATCCTCGGATTACAAGATTGTACGAGGCATAAGACCAGCTATATTTGAAATCTATCGAAACGGAAAGATGCTTAATCAGGAGTCCCATTCGCGAGATTATCAAAAGGTTCTTGAGCAAAACATTCTTCATCTTAATCATAAATCTTTTCATCAGGTTGTTGTTCTTGGTTCCGGCAATTTTATTCCTTTCATGCAACTTCCCGCTCATTTGAGAAGAGGAGTGATCGAGGATCTTTTAGATATCAATATCTTTACTCGTATGAATATGATCGTAAAGGATAGGTACTCTATTCTAAAGAACAATATCACCGATACTGATCATCAAATCGATCTCCTTAAGCAACAAATTAATTTAAAACAAAGACATATTAAGAAACTTGAGGAGATCGATCTACAACAGGCCACAAAGAATCAGAAGAAGCTCGAGGAATTAAAAAAGGAAATCAATCTTCTTCGTGATCGCAATGTTGAACTTCGCGAAGAATACGATGAAAAGCATCCGAAGTTTGAAGCTCAACACAAAAAGGATTCCAATAAAAGAAAAGAGTTGGAAGGCTATCGAGGACAAATACGAAATAACATCGCGAATCTCGTAAAAGATTCGAAGTTCTATGAGAATAATGATACTTGTCCAACGTGTCATCAGGATATTGGAGAAGATATCAAGAAGGAAAGATTGGAAGAAGCAAAAAGGAAGGCCAAAGAATTGAATCATGGTTTGGACGAAATCGAAAAATCGATCAATGAGTGTGGTCAATCGATTGATAAGATGAGTCAGCGTCTAAAGGAGATGAGCGATATCATGGGTCAGGTCATGATTAATGATAGCATGATTCATAATATCGAAAAGGACATTGATAAGACATCCACCGAAAAAACCGATACATCCCACATTGACGAAGAAAAGAAAGAGCTTGTTGAAAAGCAAAATGACTATGGCAATATGCTGAATCATAAATCAGCGCAGCTCGAGAAAAGATCGTACTATGATGCCGTAAATGAGCTATTAAAGGATTCCGGAATTAAGACGAAGATCATTCGAGAGTATCTTCCGGTGATGAATAAGC